GTAAACTTAATGTTTGAGTTTGCAGGTGTTAATTACTATGACGGTCAAGGATTTTTAGTACCTGTTGAATTGGATATTAAGAGTGCAAAAGAATTAGATGGTGCGTTTGTTTGTATTACAAAAGAAACTACAAGTGAATTAAACTTAAATGATTACTTTGCAGAACAAAATATGGCATATAGACCAATATATGTTGAAGGTAATAAAGACGCAAAGGCAAAATTATTCAATGGTGAGTGTGATGTATTCACAACAGACGCCTCTGGTTTAGCAAGTGCTAGAGCAGGTGCAGACGACCCTAGTAAATGGATGGTATTGCCAGAAATTATATCTAAAGAACCATTAGGTCCACTTGTAAGACAAGGCGACCAAGAATGGGAAGATGTGGTTAGATGGACGCATAACATTATGGTTAATGCCGAAGAAAATGGTATTACAATGTATAATGTTGATTTAATGTTAACTTCTAAATCAAAAGAGATTAAGAGAATTTTAGGTGTAGAAGGATATATCGGTCCAATGTTAGGACTTGGTATGAAATTTGGTTATAATATTATCAAACAAGTTGGTAATTATGGAGAATCTTTTGAAAGAAATGTGGGACCAGATACACCACTTGCTTTAGAAAGAGGATTAAATAATTTATGGAGTAATGGTGGTGTCATGTATGTACCACCAATAAGATAAAGGAGAATTATGTTTAATATTAAATTGTTTCACAATGCATGGGAGAAATGGGCAATACTTATTTGTCTAGCTTTCTTATTAGCACTTGGTTTCAGCTCTGCTAAAGCAGATTGTACAGGTTGTGGAAAAGACGGACACGAACAATGTCCTTTAGAAGCAGGTGAACATTCACATGCTCCAGAGGTAGTATTTGCAGTATGTGTATTTGCAGATGGTCATTTAATAGACCACAAAGGTGCTAATTCAATGTCTGATTGTTTGAAAACAAAAAGAGAAGTAGAAAAAGCATGGAGAAATAAATCAGCAGAAACAGATAGTGTAGAAATAAATGGTATCACTTACAAGATAGACGGTGAGTCACTAGCATTTATGTGTGATTTAGTTGACGCAAAAGTACATCATTATAATGACGGCTCTTGGGAAATTGTAGAAATTTTAGGCAAACATAAGAAGGACGAATAATGGCTGACGCAGTAACAACACAAACAATAGCAGATACTTCTGGTGTTAAGTTTGTAATTAAGATGACCAATGTTTCAGATGGTACAGGTGAGACCTTAGTTAAAAAGGTAGACGCTAGCGAACTAACATTTATGACCGAAGACGGTAATAGAAAAATATCAAGAGTATGGTATTCAGTTAATACATCAAATAGTAAGTCAGCAATTGAGTTAGTGTGGGACGGAGAAACTAATTCTACAGCATTACTATTAGGTGGTAATGGTTATATGGATTTAAGAACTGCTGGTAATGAAGTAGTTAATAATTCTACCACACCTACAGGAGATGTACTATTATCTACCAAAAACTTTGCTTTAGGTGATAATTACACGATAATTGCAGAGTTTAGGTAAGAATCCTTATAAATAGTTAGTACAAAGAGAGAACAACTATGAAACTTATATCGGAAGAAATACAAGCAAATTTTTTGGTTGAAGAAACCAACGGTAAGAAGGATTATAAAATTCGTGGTATCTTTTTACAATCGGATATTAAAAATAGAAATGGAAGAGTATATGAAAGCAATATCCTGGGAAAAGAAGTAAATAGATATACAAAAGAATTCATTGATAAAAAGAGAGCATTCGGTGAACTAGGCCATCCAGATGGTCCGGTAGTTAATTTAGAGAGAGTATCACATATGATTACTTCTTTAAAACCCGAAGGCAAAAATTATATCGGTGAAGCAAAAATCATGGACACACCATACGGTAAGATTGTAAAAGGTCTTATTAATGAAGGCGCTCAACTAGGAGTATCTTCAAGAGGTATGGGTTCCTTGGTTCAAAAAGGTGGCGTTAACTATGTGGGTAACGATTTCTACTTAGCTACAGCCGCTGACATTGTTGCTGACCCCTCAGCTCCGGAAGCCTTCGTAGAAGGTATTATGGAAAACAAAGAGTGGATTTGGGACAATGGTATTATAAAAGCACAAGATATTGAAGAGTATAAAGAGCATATTCAGAAAGCCAAAGCATTGAAATTAGCAGAAGCTAAAGCAAATGTATTTAAATCCTTTCTTGAAAAACTCTAATCTTATAAATATCTATTAAAGAGAAAAAATAACTAGTTATTTTTAAAAAGGAGATTTCTCAAATGGCCGATACAGAAAAAAATTTAGCGGCGTTAGAGCAAGAAGCAGTAAGCGAAGCGAATTCGGTGAATTCTCAAGCGGATGCTCCGAAAAAGAATGCTGTAGCGGCTGAGCCTACTCATCTGAAAAATGATGCCGAAGATTTAGGACCAGCTGTTGTAAAACCTACGGACAGCAATCCTGACGCAACTAAAAAAGTTAAAGAAGTTTCTGGTCAGGCTCCTCAAAAACATGAAGGTAAACCTGACGGTATGCCTACTTTGAAAAAAGAAGAGCAAGACAAAGAAACTGAAAAGAAATCTACTGAGAAAGAAGTTAAAGAAGGCGAACTTCCACCTGCTTTGAAAAAAGCAATTGAGAAGAAAAAAGGCGAAGATGTTAAAGAAACATTAGACGCTGGTGAAGTTTCTAAAGAAGCAGATAAGAAAAAAGAAGTTAAACATAGCACAGCTAATGTTTCAACATCAACTGCTAAAGAAGAAAAAGAACTTGATGTCAAAGAACATGTTGACGCTTTGGTCGCTGGAGAGAACGACTTGTCAGAAGAGTTTAAACAAAAAGCTTCTACTATTTTTGAAGCAGCTATTAAGTCTAAATGTACTGAAATTGCTGAGTCAATGGAAGCTGATTATCAAAATAAATTAGAGCAAGAAAGTGCAAAAGCAAAGTCAGAGTTAACTGAAAAAGTTGACAGCTACTTATCTTATGTTGTTGAAGAGTGGATGAAAGAAAACGAAATCGCTCTTGAAAGAGGCATTAAAGGTGAGATTGCTGAAGATTTTATCAGCGGACTTAAAAAACTATTTGCTGAGCATTACATTGATGTTCCTGATGAAAAGTACAATGTACTTGAAGACCAAGCTTCTAAGATAGAAGATTTGGAAAAGAAACTCAATGAGCAGATTGAAAAAAATGTTGAATTAAACAAGGACAATAATGAAAAAACTCGTAACGAAATTATGAGTGAAGTTTCAAACGACCTTGCTGATACAGCAAAAGAAAAATTTGCTAAACTTGCTGAAGAAATTGAATGGTCTGAAGCAGAAGGCTTTAAGAAAAAATGTGAAACTATTAAAGAATCATATTTTGGAAATAAAGGCGAAGTTAAAGACAAATTAGATGATGTGGCGGCTGGAGATATGACTTCTCACGAAGACTTATCTAAAGCTATGGCTGCTTACACTGCCGCTATAAGCAAAACTAAAGATATGAAAATATCATAGTTAAATACGGAAAAAGGGAGAAAATTAAAATGTACTTATCCGAAACACACGAAAAAAAATGGCAGCCTGTGTTAGAGCACCCTGATTTACCAGAAATCAAGGACTCATACAGACGAGCCGTTACATCAGTAATCTTGGAAAACCAAGAAAGAGCTTCTAAAGAAGACCAAGCGTTTTTATCAGAAGCTGCTCCAACTAACGCAACAGGTTCAAGTGTTGCAAATTGGGATCCAATCCTAATTTCTTTGGTTAGAAGAGCTATGCCGAATTTAATCGCATACGATATTGCAGGTGTTCAACCAATGACTGGTCCGACAGGACTAATTTTTGCTATGAGAAGTAGATACACTTCACAAACTGGCGCAGAAGCTATGTTTGACGAAGCTGATACCGACTTCGCTGGTAGAAATGCTGCTGGTTCAGCTGTAGATGGTTATTCATCTACTGCTCACTCTGGCAGTCCTAATAACAATCCTGGTGCATTAAACGACTCACCATCTGCTGGTACTTTCACAAAAGGTACAGCAATGACTACAGCTGCGGCTGAAGCATTAGGTGACGCTAGTGGAAATGCATTTGCTGAAATGGCATTCTCAATTGAGAAATCAACTGTTACTGCTAAATCAAGAGCTCTTAAAGCTGAATACACAATGGAACTTGCTCAAGACTTAAAAGCAATCCATGGTTTAGACGCTGAAACAGAACTTGCAAACATTCTTTCTGCTGAAATTTTAGCAGAGATTAACAGAGAAGTTGTTAGAACAATTTACATTAACGCTGAAAAAGGTGCTGCTACGAATACAACTACAGC